ACCTCGCTGGCCGCCAACCCGTCACCATCCGCGTTCGACGATCGCCCGATACCGCGCTGATCCGCACCGATTGGAAGGCGACCAACTTGGGCGACGGCACCGAATACAATATCCGCACCGCGATTGATCCATTCCAAGGCAGCGTTGAACACGGAAAATATGTGGACATGCTGGCCGAAGCGGGCGTGGCAATCTGATGCCGTTTGTCGATCCGTCATTGCCGCTGCAAAAGGCATTGATAGACACAATGATTACCGACCCCGGCCTATTTGTGCTGGTCGGCGGTCGTGTTTATGACGCAGTGCCTACGAAGAATTTAATCTTTCCTTACATATCGCTGGGATCGTTTCAGTTGCTGCCGGAGCATGGCGACTGTCTCGACGGCGGCGAAGCATTTATCCAAGTTGACGCTTGGTCGATTGGCCCGAAAACCGTTCAAGCAAAACAAATCGGCGCAGCCATTGCGCAGTGCCTCGACGAAGCGGCGTTGACGCTGGACAACAATCGTCTGGTGTTGCTGGAAATTGACCAAACCCAATACCTGCGCGATCCGGACGGCATCACCGTGCACAGTGTGGTGTCGCTGCGCTGCCTAACCGATCCGCTGGACGCTGTTGCACCTGTACCGGGCGGCGACGGCACACCAATCGGCTTGCTTCTGGCTCTAACAAAGGCGGCATAACATGGCAGACAATATTCAAGTCACTCCCGGCAGCGGCCCAAGCGTGGCGGCGGATGACGTTGGCGGCGTGCTGTTTCAACGTATCAAGCCAACGTTTGGAGCGGATGGTACGGCAACGGATGTTAGCGCAACCAACCCGCTGCCGGTGGTGCAAATCGGGGCAACGCCTGCGGGCACCGCGAATATCGGTGACGTTGATGTGCTGACGGTCCCGGCCGATCCGTTCGGCGCAAATGCGGACGCCGCGAGTGTAAGCGGCTCCGTAAGCGCCAAGCTGCGCGCGATTGCGACGGCGCTGGGCGCAACGGCGTTGGATACCGGCGCGGGGTTGGCGACGGCGCGCACGTTGCGGGTTGTGGTCGATAACGCGCAAATCCAGTCCGGCAAATATCAAAAGGTAGATGCCAGTGCGACGGCAACGGCCCTTGGGGCTGGCGGCGGCCTGACGGGTGATTTTGTCTCGCATATCGTCATCGTTCCGGAAACCCTCAATCCGGGGCAGGTGCTGCTGCTCGACAACGCGATTTCACATACGATTTTTGTGGGCGGCACAGCGAGCGTTGGGACGCTGATCCCGTTCACGGTGCAGCTTGAAATGACCAGCGTGTCGGGGCCGTGGAAAATTACGACCGGCGCGGGCGTGCATGTTGTCGCGGTTGGCAACTTCACTTGATGGGTGGGTAATGGGTATCATTAAGAAAAGCCGTTTTTACCAAAGTCCTGCGGCGTTGTATGTGCCGCCGCCTGTGGTGGGTGGCGGCACGCCGACGACTTGGAACCCGTTAGATCATGCGACGAACATTAATCTAACCGGGTCGAACAAGACTTCGACGCTTGGCACAACAGGCTATGCCTTTGTTAGATCGAAAGGGGCGACGACGACAGGTCAGAAAGTGTATGTCGAGTTTCTGATGACCGTTACTTATAGCAGTAGTTCGGGGTTTATAACTAGTGTTCCGACAAATTACGGGGCATCGTTTCCGGGGGCGGTTACGTCGCCATCTGAGGGCTTTTTCTATGCACCTACCGGGGGTTTTGTTTGCCTTGACTCGCTGGATCATTCGGACGGCTGGACGACGTACACGTCAGGCGACGTTATTAGCATCGCCTTCGATACAGCGTTAGGGCGGTCGTGGGTTAGAAAGAATGGTGGGTCTTGGTATCCGGCCGGGGGCGATCCGGCGGCGGGGACGGGCGGGCATCGCATCCCATTCGCTGGTCCGTATTATGCTTGCCATCACGGCGGCGATACTGGGGACGCCGCTACGTGCAAGTTTGATCCGGCGGATTGGACGTATGGTGGCACTAAGCCAACTGGCTTCACGGGATTAGTTGAATGACCGCATATAACAAGAATGCCGTCACTCATTACGCGTTGCCTACTGACGGCTCTACTGACTGTATCACCGCAGCGAACCTCTGGTGTGCTGACATCGCGGCAATGAGCCCGACCGATACATTTACCCTCACTATTCCTAACGCGGCGAACGGCGGAAGTGATCATTATAATTTCGGGATTTTTTCAGTATTTTCCACGGGTGGCGTTGGAGGCCGTACCGTTACCATCAACATTCAAGACGATATTAACATTACGGGACTGTATGCTTTACACTACAACCAAGCGACCTATAACACAGCGGTTCATAATCACTCTGCGCGTTTGGAGAACGTGGCACCGACCGATACCACGATCACGCTGAAGGAATTGTATGATCACGCCATATTTGATGTGGGGCGATGGATTTTGGTGGGTGGCTGTGACATTCAGGGTTATGGAGCGCCGCCCGCTCCACGTATTTATGCGCACGCAAAGATTGTCGCCAAAAATACCAGTACTGGTGTGCTCACTTTGGATAGGGCGCTCGGGATAACGGTCAGAGATAATTGGATAGAGTTTAATCCCGGTAACCTTACTTTCGAGCCGGATCTTGGAGGCCCCGCGACGGCGTGGCTTTTCACGCCGCAATACGATTGCGATCTAACTTTCAATCTTGGAGACAATGTCTGGTTTGAGCGTGATGATGGCGGGCTTACTTACTGTCAGTGCCGGAAATATACGATCAACGGCGGCAGCAATTCGGGCCTGCTCGGAGTTGGGGTGTGCTCTTCGGCCTCTGAGCAAGTCAACCTCAACAATGTCCGCAATGGTGAGTTCCTTAACGAAATCGATAAGATGTTTGGCGTCCTGAGCGCCAACGGCGCAACGTACAACCGTGTCCATACTCAAAGCGGCATTGGTGAGGGGCATTTCCAAGACACGACAGTAGAGACGACCCTTGAAACGTTGCGTCTTACGTACCTTGAGGGCGGGAATGATATTTTCCAGCTATGGTGTGGCCCGACTTCTTTTGCGTGGACCGACGAGCTCCACATTAGCGGCGTCAATACCATTGGTGGACCGATCCTCACGTCTGGGATGAGAACCCCAATCTCTAATTGGGAATGGATTGGCGGCGGCACCTTTAGGACGCCAACCAATAGCAATAATACGCTACGCATCGCGGCCGAGAACCCCATGGTTCATGTGGGCAACTGGTTTTGGTTCAATGGGTCTAGGGATTTTGGCAAGCCGTTTGAAGTTTTGGATGTGTCAATAGACGAAGGTTTTGAGGTAACCGATGACGGCGGTTACATATACAGCCATACATCGCTGGAGGAATATCCGACGTTTGACATGGGGACGAGTGGGTTCGCCCCGCCCGACCAATTTCGGGTCATGTGGTGTCATCGGATATTTAGCGAAGGCGGTATTATTTCGAGCGACCCGGATGTGTTGGCCCTTAATCACCATCCGTGGGGGCGTCCGCATGGCGAGTACAACGAGCGCACGATATCGGGGCCGCAGACTGGCTCGATTGTTGCGTCATTTCCAATCATAGGCGAATTTGAGTGGATCGAGATTGAGATTGAAAGGCCATACACGGGCACAACGCAGTCGTCTTGTAAGATGTATCTGGCAAATTTCGGTTTTCATCTTATGAACGATACGACCTACGAGAGGCCAAGCAGTCATTATGTTGAGTTGAAAAGCACGGCGCGCACGATTTTGATTGAGCCGGGTGGCGTTGTCACTGGTGCCATTGGCGCGGACGGTCTTTCCGATCCGATCAATGGTTGGATTTGCGAAGGGCTTGCTCCGATCATTGCAGCTAATACGACCGGCGACACGAGCGGGCAGCAAGCCATTGTGCACATGCGCGCAAAGACCAACATGGGGCCTACGTTTGATGAGGAGCCGCCGCCCGTCACGGCCTCAGCATTTGGACGGCCACGGCTGAGACTGCGCTAGCCGCGCCAGCAAAACAACGAACCGCAACCGCCCCGCCCTGACCGGCGGGGTTTTTTCGTTCCGAAACTACCTGACGTGACGACGCAACCTAGCCCCGCCCTAACCGGCGGGGTTTTTTTATGGAGTAAAGGAAATGGCCCAGCCGATCACTGCCAATGCATCAAAGATGCAAATCAAAATCGGAGACGGCGCAACGCCGACCGAAATTTTCGACTATCCCTGCGGAATGACGACCAAGGCGCTGAACTTTACGAAAAATACCAACGAGACGAATGTCCCGGATTGCGACGATCCGGACGCGCCGTCATGGATACAGCGCGGCGTGCTTTCGCTGTCGGCGGACATTTCCGAGAATGGAATTCTGTCGA